TGGTGGGATGGCTCGACGATGGAGTTTCAACGCGCCGCCTCAGGCGTGCCTGCCGAGGGCGTGACCTTCAAGACCCTGCGCTCCACCGGCTGGGCCAGCTACATCGGCAACCGCCTGTGGATCCCCGACGGCCGCGACACCGTTGCTATCTCGGATGTTCTCGACCCCGACCTCTACGATCCGTTTTTCCAATCCTTCCGCGCCAACCAGGGGAGCAACGACTACCTGGTGGCAATTCATGCATGGGTCGAAGGCCAAGCGCTGGTCTTCATGCGCAACTCGATCTGGCTGGCTAATCTCACCGACACCAGCAACGCGACGGGAGACACCTTCACGGTGGACTCCGCTGTGTCCCGCCTCACGCTCCTCACCGACGAAATCGGCTGCGTAGCCCGCCGCTCGATCCAGACCGCCGGTCAGTTTGTTTTCTTCCTCTCCGACGCCGGAGTTTACCGCCTCGACACCCAGCTCGACCTCAAGCTCCGAGCCAACACCCAGCCGCTCTCGGACCCCATCGCCGACCAGATCGACGAAATCAACAGCGACTACACTCATCTCGCCGTAGGAAAATGGTGGAACAACCGCTACTACCTCGCCGTGCCCATCGGCGAGAACGCCACGGCCAACAACACGCTCTTTTTGTGGAACGCCCTCAACTCGCAATGGGAAAGCCGCGACACCTACGCCATCAATCTCGACGAGTTACTGGTCGCCGCCTACTCCAGCCAACGCCGCCTCTTTGCAGCCAGCCGCGCCGGAACCCTCTTCCTTCTCGACGAGCTGGACTACGGCGACGAAGTGCCCTACGCGAACGCTCAAGACCTCTACACCGAAATTTCTTCCGAACTCATCACCCGCCGCTACGGCTGGGGAAGCCTTAATGCCAAACGCCTCACGCGAGCCAAAGCCAGCGTGCTCCTGCCAGACGCCTCCGCCTGCACGCTCGATGCCGTGACTACTGACTACGACGCGGATTTCCAAGTCGCCGCCCTAGAGAACACCACCGGCGAGGAGGAGGATTACACGCTAAAAGCCCCCCTGCGCTGCAAAGCCACCGGCCTCGACCTCCGCTTCCGCACACAAAGCGGCCGCCCCATCCTGCGTCAGATCAGCGCCGAAGCCACCCGCTCGGCCCTCGACCCCACCGAAACCCGCACCCTCAACTAACCATGGCAACTATTACTAAAGGCAAAACCTTCACCAACGGCGAACTCGTTACCCCTGCCTCCCTCCATACCCTGGTGGACTCCGCCACCGTCGCCAACATCGTCAACGCAGACATCTCCGCCGCCGCTGCTATTGCCGACACGAAACTTGCGCAGATCACCACGGCAGGGAAGGTAGCCAACTCGGCAACCACTGCTACAAACGCCAGCACGGCCAATGCCATTGTGGCTCGGGATGGAAGCGGAAATTTTAGCGCAGGCACCATCACGGCCAACTTGACCGGGAATGTGACTGGGAATGCCAGCACGGCGACGACAGCAACGACAGCAACGACAGCTACAAATGCGCTTGCCTGCTCCGGCAACGCAGCTACGGCAACCACGGCAGCGGCTTGCTCTGGAAATGCCGCTACGGCAACAACTCTGCAAACGGCCCGCACCATCAATGGTGTCTCTTTTAATGGGTCGGCCAATATCACCGTCACCGCCACCCCAGACGCGCACACCCACGACGACCGCTACTACACCGAGACCGAGGTCAATAGCCTGCTCGCAGGCAAGCAAGCGTCTGGAAGCTACGCGCCTGCCAGCGGCATCGCGCCAAGCGCCATCACGGGCACGGCGGTCATTACGACAGATTCTCGTTTGTCGGATTCGCGGTCGCCGCTCTCGCACACCCACGCCGCCACCGACATCACCTCTGGCACGCTCTCCAACGCCCGCACCACCGCGACTAGCGCCAATACGGCCAGCGCCATCGTTGCCCGGGACGACAGCGGGAATTTTTCGGCGGGCAATATAACGAGCTTAGGTCTGCAAAGCCAATTTTTAGTTAGCGCCGCATCAGTAGGCGGTGGCCCTGTTTTTCGCCTTTATGAAGCAACTACACTTGGGTCGAGTTATGGCGCGTTAGATTTTAATCGAGGATCCGCTGCTGGGAATTTAGTGCCTTACATAAACTTTTATCAAGTAGGAGCCGTTCGCGGATCGATTACTACATCGGGAGCATCAGGCGTAGCCTACAATACCACCTCCGACTACCGGCTCAAAACAAACATCGAGCCACTGACCGCCGCCGTAGCACGCCTGCTCCAAATTCCCGCCCACCGCTTCAATTGGCTTGCCGATCCAAGTGGCCAGAAAGTCGATGGCTTCCTAGCCCACGAAGCCCAAGCCGTTGTGCCCGAAGCCGTCACCGGCACCAAGGATGCGGTGGATGCAGACGGCAAGCCAATCTACCAAGGCATTGACCAAAGCAAACTCGTCCCGCTCCTCGTCGCCGCCGTCCAAGAACTCGCCGCCCGCGTCGCTGCCCTCGAAGCCAAATGACCCCCGCCCCCACCATGCTCCGTCCCGAGCCCTACCACGCGACCAAGCTCGCTGTGCGCCGCTCCCCCTTGCACCGGTGGGGCGTCTTCGCCACGGCCCCTATTGCTAAGCACGAAGTGCTGGAGGAGGCCCCCTACGCCTGCGTGCCCAAGAAGCAACTCGCCAAAGCCCCCGCCTGCGAGACCTACAGCTACTACCTCGACGACGCGACCAGCATCCTCGGCTTCGGCCTCGCGCCGCTCTACAACCACCACGACACCCCCAACGCCTGCCATGAGATCGACCAGGTAAACGAACTCATGCGGCACTACGCCCTGCGCGACATCGCCGCAGGCGAAGAGATCACCCTCAACTACGGCGCAGAAAACGCCAAGCACTTCTTAGAAAAGGACTAATCCTATGGCAATGAACATGAGCAACAGCGGCGGAGGAGGGGGAATGTCCGGCGGCGGAGGTGGCGGTGGCGCGATGAGCGCCCCCGCCATGAGCGCGGCAATGAGCGCGCCTGCAATGAGTGCAGCCATGTCCGGCGGAGGAATGTCCAATAACCCGCTTGCCACCGGCATGTCAGTAAATCCCAGGCAAGCCCCCCGCACGCGAGGGTTTGACAAAGAGCTTGCCGCTATCCGTATTGCCAGCGGCCAGATTGCACAGGACCAAGCCAATGCTACCGTAGACGCGGCAGGCCGCCTCAGCGACCAAGCCATTGAGAACACCGGCGACATTGCGCGAAGACTCCAAGACAGCACCTACACGGCCGCCGCCAACCAGAACCTCAGCGACGCCGCGACATCCTCCAGCCAGCTCGGCCAGAGCTACAACCAAGTCGGCCAGACTGCCGACCGCGTAGCCGCATACAACGACCCCGCTCAAGCCCGGCTAAACCAGATGGCCATGGGGCAACTCTACCGGCCCGACCAGATTTCCTCCCAAAATGTCGCCGCCGACCAAGTGACCGGCTCTCGCGTCGCCAATGTGGGCCAGATGGACTACGCCCGCCTCGGGCAAGTTGCCGATGTCCAAGGCCCCGCAGGCTACGCAGCCGATCAAGTCCAAGCACAGCGCATCCGCGCTGCCCAGGCCGGACCGATCGACAATGTATCTTCTAACAACATCCGCGCCAGCGCCGCAGAGCGCGGCCTCATGCGAGAAGCGCGTGGCAATGGACTCCTCGGCCAACTTGAAGGCCAAGCCAGCAACGACCTCGCTCTCGGCCGCTCCCTTTCCGCCGAGCAATCCCGCGACGCCACCCAATCCGCCCGAGCTGCCGCATCGGCCCGTGGCCTCGGCCTCGGCCAGTCTGCCATGGCCGCAGAGCTTTTAAATCGTGACCGCTTCGCTACCCAGCGCGAAGCCGAACGCCGAGGATTTGCCAGCAATGTCGCCCAGCAAGGCGTCGGCATACGCCAAGCCGCCAACCAAGCCTACATGGGCAGGCAGGACGCCAACGCAGGACGGGCACTTCAAGCCGATCTCGCCAACCAATCCGCCGGTCTTAATCTCGGC